TTTCCAGTCGATAATTTGGTTTTGATGAACATCAAATTCAGCACTCAATTCAGCAAGTGTTTTTTCTGCTTTAATCGCAGCAAGTGCTACCTTAGCTTTAAAATCATTTGAATGATTTCTTCTTGGTCTACGTGCCATAAAATACTCCATATATTGATGTTTATAACATCATTTGGGGAGCAAAATATCACTTATAAGTGTTGTTCAAATTTCCTGATCCACCTCTCTCTTCACCAAGGCGAACAACGCTAAGATCATTATTAATTTCAAAACCGAGTGCTTTTGAAAATGCTTTTAATTGAAGCTTGGCATTTTCTGCATCACGTTGAACAAATCCTCTTTTAATAGCTTCAATGAGTGCAGCAGTTTCAAATCCTATGATATAAATTGAAGGGAGATATGTATTGATAACAAAAACATCCTGACCCGCTTTATACTCATCAATAGTTAATGGCTTTGTGAATGTAATGCCAGCCAGTTCAATAGTTTCGATTTTGATGCAGAATTCAAAACCCGGTTTGCCAAAAACAGAAGCGGGGAATTGATCTAAATCGGCAAAGTCCAACATGTCTCCGGCTGGACGACATAGAACAGTTTTACCGTTTTGAAGAGCTGCAAATGCTTCAGCTGCAGTTAGTAAGTTAGACATAAATAGCTCTCCTTTTAGTGATGTAACGACTGTTGTTGTTGAACTTGCTGAGGATTGTTTTTAGGCGCCCAACCCATCTGATCGGCACGTGCTTGGCATGCTCTATTGATACCTGCCTCATACGTAGTACCTTTAAACTTCTTAATGGCAGCATTTAAAATGTTAGTGTCTGGAGCATCTTTAATTGCTTTTAAAGCATCTTGATATAGTTGATCCTGAGTACGAGGTGGCTTCTGGTTACCACTCTGAGCAGTTGTCTGGTTATTCTGGTTTGAATTTTGACCTGCTGGGGTTGAGGCATTTTGCTCTAGATAGGCATAGTCATAGTTGTATAGATATTTACTTCCATCAAAATTACCGAGGTAGACATCAGCTGCCACACCAATAGCTTTAAACGCTACACCAAGAGCATCAGTAACGGCCTTTTTATAACCTTCATCAATCGCTACTAATTTGCCCTTTTGAACTTCAACAATTGCTGAACCGCCGTTGCCGAAAAATTCCTCACCCCAAACACCATCAATCTTGGTTTTTACTGCTACTTCAGCAAAAGCCATAATGGTTCCATCTGGAGCAGTTTCAGACCATAAACGTACATGTCTATAAGTCCAGCCATGACCAACGGGACCAAAGGCCTGAGTCATAGCCATTAATCGCCATTGAGGGTTAATATCTGATTTACCTTTTAAATAACCAAACTCAATTTTTTTAAGAAAATTGGTAGGCGTTTGCTTAACTGCATTCCAGATATGCAAGTTGTCTTTTGAGTTTTCAGTTGTCATTTTTCTTATCCTCATCTAGAGCCGGTGAAGCCGCGAGAACGCTTATAGTTTTTGCGGTCATAAGTAGGGATATTTGTTTCACGCAGTTTTGTAGCGAGCTGCTTTCTGCGTTGAAAATCGATTTCTTGTGTGAGTTCATTCCAAACTTTCGGATATTCAGTTTGGAACTTAGACACATTTAAAGGCGTCTTAACTCCGTCTTTAACTTTGTAAAGAACTGAGCCATTAGCATTAGATGCGTACACTTGCCAGCCAATGCGAACAGAGTAGAGGCCCTTATCATCACGGCCTAAAAATGACATGTAGCCGTCAGGGTGTTTTTTGAAATTAGACATGTTCAGCCTCCTCGATCCAATGATTACGGTCGATATAGCCCGCTAATAAAATATTTATATTTTTATGGTCGTCATGATTGGTGAAATCATTCCAAGGTTTGCCGCTTAAGTCAGTTACTGACTCAATAGCAAGGTTAGTAATTTCAGCCGCTGTAAAATCAGATCCAGCTACACCGTAGTTATCTGCTACCCCATCAAAATCAAAGCTTACGTTTAATTTAAAGCCATCAATGCGGATAACAGCTACACCAGTTTTTTCACCAGTCTGCTTAGCACCTAAAAGCTCGTATTCAGAAGCAACTACTTGCTCGCTTTCATATGAATAATTAGAAGGGACGCTTGAATTAGCAGTTCGATATTCACAAGAACCTAAGGCTACAAGTACAGCAATTGCTGCAACTCCAGTTACCTTGTGCTTGTTTGAAAAGGTTTTTACGTTCATAATTGATCTCGCAGTTTGCAAAGCACATCGGACCTGGGGAGGGGCGGTGTGCTTTTTTGTTGTCTGTGAGATAAATACTACTTTAAGTAGAAATTAAGTCAATACATAGTAGGAATTATTTCCTACTTAAAGTTGTAAATAATTAGTTTTAAATAATAAAAAACCCACAAAAAGTGGGTTTAAAGTAAAAAATTAATAATTGGTTTCAAAGAAAATAAGCTGAAATTCAATAAATATCTCGGTACAAGCCAACCACTTTTCCAACAAGGCGGCAATCTTCGGAAAGTTTAATAATTTTATCAGGCCAGTCTGGGTTCAATGGTTCCAAGAATTTACTTGTTCCTTCGCCCTCAATGATAAGCTTTTTAAAAGTCGCCTCTGAATCGCCAGCGCAAGCTACAATTACAAGATCATCTGTTTTAAGATCAAATGTTTGAATGTCTGGATTCACATATATTCTATCACCCGGTAGAAAGGTTGGAGCCATAGAATATCCTACTACTTTTAAAGCATATCCATTTTTCCCGCATCTTCTATTTGGCGGTAAATATTCTTCAATTTCCGTATCTTTCAAAACTGTCTCAATCGGTGTAAATGACCCAGCCGCAACCCAAGAGATTACTGGAACCCTGCGTCCTTCGAAACCAACTTTATCTGATAAATCAATATTATTGTCTAACTTAGTGCCATGGTCTAAGTAACTAATTTCCACTCCAAAAATATCAGCCAATGTTTGTAGCTTTTCAATTCTTGGTTTAGCAGAACCGAGTGTATATCTACGAGCCATCTCATAAGAAACACCAATAGCATTTTTTAACTCATTGATAGTTTTAATTGGAGAGTCTTTTGCCTTCATCAATGCGTTGAGTCGGTCCGCAAAGTCTTTGTATTTAGCGTCTTCCATCAAAATAGGCTTCTTTTCTACTGTGGGTAGAATTTTACTATCAATTTTTAGTTGCACCAATTCTATTTTTGGTAGTATATTTCTTTCTACTTTAAGTAGGTTTTTTGGTGTCATTTATGACTACTCCACATGAAGCATTTAATAACGCTGTGACTTTTGCAGGGAGCATCTCAGCTTTAGCTCGAAAAATAGGGGTTACACCTTGGGCTGCTAGCAAATGGAATCCTGAGAAAATTCCAGAAGATCGCTGTTTGAAAATTGAGGAAATTACTCAGGGTCAAGTTAAGGCAGAACAATTACGACCAGATATTAACTGGGAATATGTTCGCAAGAACCTTAAGAAGCAAAACCAATCCGTGAGCTAATTCTCACAAATTAGCAAACGTGCGTATACGTGAAATTTAAAGAGGGATTCACATATGAGTGAAATCAACTTAAGCCCAGAGGCTAAAACAGCAATTTACAAGATGATTCACCAGTCACAAGGAGTTACGCCGCAAGAAATTGCAAACGTACTTGGTGACTCTTACAAGAGCGTACTTAATTACGCAAACCCAAATATGGAAAGCCATTTACCAAGTATTAAGAAGCTTGAGGCAATGATTCAGTTTACACGCAACCCAGCTTTAGTTAAGGCATGGGCACACATGCTTGGTTATGTTCTAGTGCCAGCTAATCAAGTGGATGAGAAAGGCCATGAAGTCAGCATTGTTGAAACCTTGCTACATATAAATATTAACAATGGCCAAACCAATCAACAGGTCCACAAAGTTTTAGAGGATGGAGTTGTTACACCTGCGGAATTAGCAGATACAGAAGAAATCTTAGAAGAAATGGAAAACCACATTCGCCAACTTCGAGAGGCGCTTAAGTCGGAAGCTGCAACTTATATTTCTAAGGTAAAGAAAGAAAAAGCCTGATCTGGTACATCAGGCTAGTCAATTCAATTACTTGCTAGAGGAATCGAATATGCAAAATAATTTATCAGAACAGCCAACCGAACTCAACTCGCAAGATTTTTTAGTAGGCGATGTGGTTGTGCTTACACCGCAAGGCTCCAAAGATTACCTGCTTGAAATCATTGACTACAAGTACACGAATGATTTGTTCCGAGTAAAGGTTATCTCCTCTGGTGCTTGTGGACCAATCCATAAAAGCCAGATTCGCCACGCAACAGTTGCTGAACTTAACGCCAAACGCCGGCTAACAAGCGCTGAGCAAGCATTAGCGGAGGTGTCATGAACAGCTTTACACACCAAATCAAAGATTCTCGCCAGCAAAGTGAAATCCAATCTTTCTATGAGCCTGCATTGCGAGTACTTGGCCACCTATTTGAGGTGAAAAAGCAAAATTTACGCAACAAAGGGTATGACGAAAATAATGCGGCGGTAACCAAAGTTGAATTTTCAGAGGCTATGGCTCGTCAATTTCGCATAACGCAGTGGTTGGCACAGCAGATTGTAACCAGCTTAACCAAGGCGTGTTTGGTTGATTCTTTTGGAGGCTATGTTAAGCCAAAGGGTGGTGAAAAGTGAGATATGCAGCAAGAAGAAAACAGGATATTTCCGTTTCCACCACACCGCTAGAGGTGGTAATTCCACTGGAACAACCAGTAAAGATCTATTCGGCTAAAGAATTAGCAGCCATGCCGCTTTCAGTTATGAATGCCGCAATTGAGGCTCAGGAAAGATTTTATCAACTTGAAGAATTAACTCATATGGGGGGGCAGGCTATAGCAGTTCGCCGTCTTATGGAGGATGGGCACAAGCTAATTCAGGTGAAAGAAAAGTCTCGCATTCGCTACAAAATCAACAACGAATTTATTCCTCCAAGAATTATTCGTCAGTTGGAAATGCGCGGTCTTGTCAAATTAGGAGCAGTCACTGATGTATAAATATCTCCACCATATCAGCGACTTTATGGTTGCTGCAGCGCACCTTAGTCCAGTCGAAGAATGCTTTTATCGACGCGCTCTAGATTTCTATTATTTGCATGAAAAACCATTACCCAAAGAAACCCAGTCGGTTTTTCGTCGGTTACGTGCAAATACCCAAGAAGAAAGGGATGCAGTATTAATTGTGCTGCAAGAGTTTTTTGTGGAAGAGGAAGACGGGTTTCACAACAAACGTTGTGATTCAGAAATCGCCGCTTATCAAAAAGTAGGGGATAAAAATCGTGAAAATGGTAAGAAAGGTGGGCGTCCACGTAAGGAAAAACCAAAAGAAAACCAAAGTGAAGGCGACTCGGTTAATTCTGAAAACCCACAAAAACCCAGTGGGTTAATTTTGGGTTCTGAAAGTGAAAGCCAAAAAAACCTTAACCATAAACCGTTAACCGATAACCAATATATAGATAGTAGTAGTAATGCGCGTGAAGAAAATTCGCAATTAACCCCAATTCAATTTGCTCAGTATCAGATCGATGATCACAAGCGTTACTCAATGCGTGAATTCATTTCTGAATACTCAGAGTTTCAATACGATTTCATCTCACTTGCTCAACAAAGATTTGTTTCTGTACCTGAAATCGACTTGAGAACCATGATTCAAAATTTCGGTGACTGGTACTTTGCAAACGAATCAAGCTCGTTGAATACACCAAGCATCTGGTTGGTTAAGTGGTTCTCTTGGGTTCAAAACAACGAGAAACAAGTTGCTGCTAACCGCAAGAAGCAAGAGCAAATCACTTCAGTTGGGCAAAAAACACAAGAGCCGGGTTACTTCGCAAATCTTTTTGAAGAACAAAACCAGTCTCAAATCGTGGATGTAACCCCTTCAAAAAAGTTTCTAGTGAGTGAGGAGGTAGGTCATGCATGAGATTACCTTGAACGAAGTGCGTCAATTAATCGCTTCTCTTCGCACTGTTTACGCTGCTCAGTTCAATAAGCAATTTCCAGCAACAGGCGAAAGCGCAATTCCTCTGTCAGTGGTTGAGCAAATCGCACTTAAAACACTGGTTGGCGTTCAACAAAACCAATTTAACAACGCACTTGGTCGTTTACTTACAGCAGGTGGACGCTTTATGCCGTCATTTGCCGAGTTTCGCACCTGGTGTATCGGTGAAAGTTGGATGTCTCCAGAAGAAGCTTGGTCTCGCGCATGTAAGTTTACAACTGACCGTTCCGTGGTTATTACCCAAATCACTAAGTACGCCTTAGACGAGGTTAGGTATTTGATCGAAGCCGGCCAAATGCGAGCAGCTCAAGATAATTTCTTCGGGACATACAACGTGATGGTGGCTAAAGCTCAGTTAAAAGGCCGTCAGCAAGAGTTTTACACTCCACCGCTACAACTAGAGCATAAAGAACCTGAACACACCCCAGTAAGCAATGACGAAGCGCAAAAGCATCTCCAATCATTGATGGAACGTTTAAAAATCAATGGTCGTAAACCTGCACCAGTACAAAAGCTTAAGGCTAAGGAAAAAGAGCCAGAACTCAAACAAGAGCTAGGTCCAGATCCTTTTGACAATCCGCACGAATACGCTGAGATGTGCCGCCGTGAAGGTATGCCTATTCCAAGAAATATTCTTCAGCTAATTGATGGGGCGAATATATGAACAAATTCGAGATTTTGGCGTGGGGTTTACTCATTTCATTATTCACAGCCGCTATTTGCGGTGCGGTGGTTTTGTGGTGGTTGGCGCGTAAAGAACATGATGAGGTGAAATGATGATTAAGGCTGAAGTTGTTGTTGATGGCGACTGGTTGAAAATTGGTAATCGCAGTATCCGTATGAACCAATATCTTGATTGGGTTGTTCTATTAGACGGGGTAGCAGAAAAACAATTTCGCTTACTTGAAGACGCTATCAAACATTGTTTGGAACAAAAATATGATTGGTCTGTAATTCCTGCACATGTCAACTTTATGGCAACAGATGAGGATGGGATGGCATGTGGTTGGTTGGTTGAGCCTCATATTGTTGGTAATGCATGGCGAAACCAATCTCATCTTTCAGCGTTTTTTAACTTAACGAAACGCCAAAACCCCTTCAGAGGTGATTGGAAAGACTCACTTGAGAAACGTCCTGAATATGTAGAGCCAGTGCTTAAGGATGGTGAAAAATGAGTCATTTTCATGATGTGCAAACTATTCAGGTTGATAAAGACAAGCAGGTTATTCAATTCACACGCAAGCGTGAAATTAGTGAATGTGATCATGGCCATATCCAAATTTCTGAAGAAGACAGTGAAGTTTTATGCACTGACTGCAACACGAAATTAAACCCTGTTTTATGGATAGCAAAATATTTAAAAGATCTTAATCAAGTTACTCAGCGCAATAACAGAATGCTGGCAGAGGTCCGTGAAATACAGGCAAAGCTTGAAAAGAAAAATAAGTTTATGTGCAAACACTGCCATGAAGTAAACACTATTGATTTTAAGAAGCTTCCTTCACAAGCAGCTGTAGTGCGCGGTATGGCCGTAATTGATCAAGAGTTTGACGGTATGAAAGTGGAGCATAGCCGATGAAGTTAACTAAACAGCAACGTGCTGAGCTAAAACAAAAGTTTGGTGGACATTGCGCTTACTGTGGTGAGTTGCTTGGCGATAAATGGCATGCAGACCATATCGAAGCAGTGAGACGAGATTTAATTCATGTTGGTGGCGGTAAGTTAATTACGGGTGAAATGACTAGACCGCAAAACGACACTTTAGAAAACATGAACCCTGCATGTGTTCCTTGCAATACAAACAAATCGTCTATGCCGCTGGAAGGGTGGCGAAAAATGCTTACACATTACCGTGATGTGCAGTTACTACGCGATAGCACACATGCCCGCCATTTACTTCGTTTTGGTTTGATTGAAATTAAGACAAAACCTGTGACGTTCTTCTTTGAGAATTATAAAGGAGCCAGTCATGAATAAACCATTAGAAACTTTTGATATAGACGCAGCAAAGGCTCGCTACGAAAAATTACGAGGCCGATATAACCGGAGTGGGCTATCTAATACTGATTACAACGAGCTACTTCAATTAGAAAAGGCACTTGACCAAGCGAAGAAGTTTAATGCGGAGGGCGCAAAAAATGGACAGTAGATGGATTGAAGCGCAACGCCGTGAAATGGAAAAGCTTATTTCACCAGAGCTAATCAAGTCGAGGGATTTAGCACGTCAAAGTTACTTCGATCATATGGAAAAAGAAATGGCTGACCACGTATCACGCTCAATTGAACCACTCAGCGGTAAAAAGCAAAGCACTCTGGTTGAACTAAGGGAGTCAATTGAAAAACTGGCTCAGAAGTATAAACAAGATGCTCATTCTTCCAGCCTTTTTGGAGATCTGGATAAATCACGTGTTTATAACGGCATTGCCAATCAATTGGACCAGTTACTTAAGGGTTAAGTGTAATGAGCAAAGTTTTAATTGGAATTGATACTGGAGTAAATACCGGCTTTGCAGTGGCATTTGACCAGGGTAATGGTGGCCAACTACAAGATGTTGAATCTCTAACAATTACTCAGGCTATGAGCAAAGTTTTAGAGCTGGTAGAGGGTCATGGCAAAGAAAATCTAATGTTGTTTATTGAGGATGCTCGTTTGCGTACATGGTTTGGTAATGCAGATGCGCGACAAGCTCGCAGCGGTGCCGGAGTTCGTGAGGGGATCGGATCCGTGAAGAGGGATGCTCAGATTTGGGAGGATTGGTGCAAAGAACAAGGCTTGAAATACAAGATGATTCACCCTGCAGCTAACAAAACCAAAACTGATGCTAAGTATTTTTCAAAACTAACAGGGTGGGCAAAGAGAACTAATGAACATGCACGGGATGCAGCAATGCTTGTATTCGGGCGATATGCAAAATTTTGATGTGAAAAAGGTTTTAACAAGTTGTTTTTTATTAAAGGTAAAGGGTAAGTAGGAAGGCGATTATGCTAGTTGAAAAGTTTGATTTTATTGAGTTACTTCGCCTTGCTATTGCTCAAAGCGAAGGTAAAGGGAAAATTACTAAGCATGTTGTTTTAGGGGAAATTGCCTTATTGCCACCAGGTGCAAAAAAGTGGGCAGAGCTATTGCTCGAACGTGTCGATTTTGAGCGTATAGCTGAAATTACCGAAACAAAGAAAATTTATGAGACCAGGATAATTAATGGTAAGGAATCAAAAAAGCGTATTGGTGAAATACCAGGTAAAGTTGAAATAAAAAAGGGGGAGATTAACTCAGCTGATTTTTTCCGCGTTAGAAACGTACTGGCTGGTAAGATCCATCGTGAAATGATCAAAAAGAACTTTAAGCCAAATAATTGTCAGGGTGATTTATCAAATGTGGCCAAAGGTATTGCTGAGGTTGTTTTGCGTGGGCGATTATTTACAAAGGCAATGTGTGGCCATTGCCAGGGATTAGGCAAATTGGAGTTATTCAATGAAAAGGGATATCCAAACGGATCTAAGTTTTGTGATAAATGCAGTGGTACGGGGAAACGCCCATATACATTGCATGAAAAAATTACGATCGCAAAATTAAAAGTGTCTAAGTCTGGTTATTCTGAGCGATATGAACCATATGAATTAATTGCTGAAGCATGTATCGAAAATTGGGAAAACACCATTAGAACTAGCTTGGCTAGATCGTTTCATTTTGAACCAGAAGAAATATCATTAGCTTGACTTAAACAGAACGGTTGAGTATAAGTATTTCTAAAATGGGCGAAATGTAAAGTAATCGCCAGTAAGAAATTAAGAGCTCGCATTTAGCGAGCTTTTTGTTGGCCAAAATTTATCTTAAATACTTATTAAATAAAGATGTTTGAATGTGTGCAATCTAACTTTCAACCAAAATGAAATACATAACTAAGATTTCCTTTATTAAAAAAAATCACAGTTAAAGTAAAAAAAAATGTAATAGGAAATTTTTTAATATTTTATTTGGTTTAATAAAATGGTATAAATTTAGTCCTATATATAAATGTAATAGGCTCTACTATGAATCTTTCAAATCCTTTTAGACCAGGAGCAGGGCATATGCCCCCATATCTTGCTGGTCGTGAAGCTGAAAAAGATGAGTTTTTGAAGTTATTAAGCCAAACTACAATAATGCAAAACCTAGTTCTAACTGGGTTACGAGGCGTTGGTAAGACAGTCTTATCTGAAACTTTTAAGCCATTAGCACAGGGAGCTGGATGGTTATGGGTAGGTACAGATTTGTCTGAAACAGCCAGTATTAGCGAAGAAAATATAGCTATAAGATTGTTAACGGATCTTTCGCTTATTACCTCTTCTATTCCAATAGGTATTGAAACATCGCATTCAATAGGATTTGTACAAGAACAAAAAACACAAGAATTCAAAACTCTAAATTTCGAAGTATTGGTTGGAATTTACAAAAACACACCAGGCTTGCCTACGGATAAATTAAAAGCAGCTTTAGAAACTGCATGGAACGTAATGCAAAGTTCTGGAATTAGTAAAAAAGGTATTATCTTTGCTTATGATGAAGCTCAAAATTTATCAGACCATGCTAGTAAGGAACAGTATCCATTGTCTTTATTATTAGATACTTTCCAGTCTATTCAACGCAAAGGTATTCCATTTATGTTGGCTTTAACAGGATTGCCAACATTATTCCCAACCCTAGTTGAGGCTAGGACTTATGCTGAACGTATGTTCAGAGTTATTTTTTTGGATAAACTGAACGAACAGGATGTCAAAGTAGCAATTACAAAACCTCTTGAAGGGCATCCAATGATGCTTTCAACTGAATCTATCGATATTATTTGTAGAATTTCAGGTGGATACCCTTATTTTGTTCAGTTTATTTGTCGTGAGGTATATGATTTATTTATAAATCAATATGAGAACTCCAAACCTACAAGGGTTCCTCAGCAAGAAATTATTATGAAACTAGATACAGATTTCTTTGCTGGGAGATGGGCTAGAGCTACTGATCGACAGAGAGATTTATTATTCGTAGTAGCATTATTAGACAATTGTGATACTGAGTTTTCAGTGCAAGAAATTTTAGAAAAATCAAAAGAGTTAGAGGATGCGAAACCATTTAGTGCAAGTCATATTAATCAAATGTTATCAACATTAATTAATTCTGGTTTAATTTACAAAAATAGATATGGCAAGTATTCATTTGCAGTCCCATTACTAGGTCAATTCATATTAAGACAAAAATCACAAATGGGTATTGGCTGATAATAATGAGCTTTAAAAAAGCATCTATTCTCTGTGAGAACTTCAATCTAAAACTAAGCTCACACATTGTAGCAATCTGAGTCATCCTACCGAGAGTATTACGGCACAACAGGCCCCGCTAAATATCGATTATTAGCGGGGCTTTCTCTTTTATTAATCTGATGATTAAGTTCTCTAAAGTAAATAATTTACTATTGAGAACTAAGTTGTTGAAAAATAAAAATATATTTGATAATTGATATGTAAATTAGTATAATAAATAAACATTAACTAATTTAATTGGTGAAAATATGCCATTCGAAAGAAAGACAGGGTATAAATTGAAGTTTATCAATGAAAATGACTTTGAAATTATCTGTTTAGACTGTAACGACACCAATAGTGTGAGACAGCAACTTAAAGATGCTGGATTTGTTACAGATATTAAGACAGTAGATGAAAAGGATAAAAATCATCTTCAAAAGATTATTGGAGTAACAAGTAGCAAGGAAGACTTGATTTCCTTGCTAGATGATTGGTTTGATTTGTTAGACAGTATAGAGGTTACAGCCTACAAAGATTTTGATTAAAAATCATAGTAATAAAGACCACCTTTGCAGTGGTTTTTTTATGGGTGAAATATGGAAGCTAACGAATACTTTTGGCTTACACGAAAAAAAGAACCTAGAACCAAACCTAAAAACAGACCGCTACCTAAAGCTACTCAAAAGTACTTAGAGGCAGAGGAAGAATTTACTGAAGCTTTAGACAATCTGGAAATTAAATACGAAAAGAAATTCCAGTTTAAATCAACAAAGCATTGGCGTTTTGATTTTCATTTAATTGAACATCGTATTTTAGTTGAAATTGCTGGCGGTCCCTGGTCAGGTGGACGAAAGGGCAAGCTGGCAACAAAGGCGTGGAGTATGGACCGTTACGATGTTGCTGAAGAAATGGGATATACCGTTGTTCGGTTAGAGGCAGCACCAAGATTTAAGATTAATGAATCTGGTCCATTACAGATCCAAGCTCATTTCGAAAGCCAATGGCTTAAAAATTTAAAGAGGCAAATATTTAATGGATCAGATCAGACCATTTCCACCAACTGATTTTATTGATCAAGCTGAAGAAGAAGCAATTAGACTAACACCAGCACCAGATCTAAAAAAATGGGTTGTTGCTAATTACTTAACTATTGGTGGACCTCTTTATAACCCCGATCATGATCATATAGCTGAGCTGATTCACGATAATGAAGAATTTTTAGCATTTGCTTGGGCCTCTTCTGCATATAAAAGCAAGCAAGCTATGGTGTTAGGTCAGTGCGAAAAAGTCATGTTCAATGTTGGTGGCTGGCGTAAAGCTAGACAAGAGCAGCAGATGCGTGACTGGTTCGGCTTTGTGCCAACATACTTAATAACTGTCGACGCTTCTTTCTGTGAGCGTGCAAACGATACAGAGTTCTGTTACTTACTTGAACATGAGCTTTACCACATTGGAGTGATGAGAGACGAGGACGGAGAAATTGTTTATAGCGATAGTTCTGGTCTTCCTAAGCACTATCTTGCAGGTCATGACGTTGAAGAGTTTATTGGCGTAGTTAAACGTTATGGACCAAGCAAAAATGTTAAGCGACTTATTGAAGTCGCAAAAAATCCGCCGTTTGTTTCTAATTTAGATATTGCGAGATGCTGCGGAAACTGTGTAATCAATTGAGCCTTATGGCTCTTTTTTTTGCCCATTTTGTTATACGTAGTTATACGATGAGGAAGTTATGGCGACACTAAAAGAGCCTGTAAAAATCTTTATAGTTCAGTCTCTTGCTTGTCGTGATACACCTCAAGAAGTGGCTGAACTCGTAAAACAAGAATTTGGCGTTGATATAGATCGTGTTCAAGTTGCAACTTATGACCCTACAAAGGTTGCTGGTAAGAACTTAAGCAAAAAGTATGTCGAACTATTTGAAAAAACCAGAGATGAGTTTGATAAAGGTTTGATTGATATTCCTATTGCTAATAAGTACTACCGATTGAAGCAATACCAAAGACAGCTTGAGAAGACTAGAAACGTCAAAACAGCCTTAAAAATTCTTGAGCAAGCCGCTAAAGACATTGGTGGTCAATTTACTAATCGCCAAGAAATTACAGGCAAAGACGGCGGACCATTACAAACGGTTAATTCGGATGTGCCTGTTCCAATGGAAGATTACTTAAAAGCGCGGAGGGAAGTCTTAGATGAGTACTGATGCGGCTCGGGATAAAGCCATCCTGATTGAGGCGCAAGAAGATTTATATTTCTTCACAAGGTACATGTTTAAGGAGCGCCGTGGTTATAAATGGATGCAAAATTGGCACCACTTAGAAATCTGCGAAGCATTAATGAAAGTTTATCGCGGAGAGATAAAGCGGTTAATTATTAACGTTCCACCACGATATTCTAAAACTGAAATTGCTGTAATTAATTTCATGGCTTGGTGTTTTGGTAAGAATCCAGACTGTGAGTTTATTCATATCAGTTACTCGGCAATGCTTGCCGCAAATAATGCCTTCCAAATACGAACCCTTGTGCAAGAAGAGGCGTATAGAAAAGTCTTTCCCGAGCTTACATTGCGTGATGATAGTAAGGCTAAAGACTTCTGGAGAACTTCCCAAGGTGGTGTCTGCTATGCGACTGGTACAGGCGGCACGATTACCGGTTTTGGTGCAGGAAAACTTCGTAAAGGCTTTGGCGGCTGCATTATTATTGATGACCCGCACAAAGCACATGAAGCTTCATCAAAAACTATTCGAGAAGGGGTAATTGATTGGTTTCAGAACACACTCGAATCGCGTACTAACTCGCCAGATACGCCGATCATTGTGATTATGCAGCGACTTCATGAAGATGATTTAGCTGGATGGTTGCTAGGTGATAGAAAAGACGGCGTTCCTGTAGCTGGTGGTAACGGTGAAGTGTGGGAGCATCTATGTCTTTCAGCTATTCAGGAAGACGGATCCGCACTGTGGCCAGCAAAACACAATATCCAAAAATTGAGGCTAATGGAGCAAGCAGCACCATATGTATTTGCCGGGCAGTACCGACAAATGCCATCACCGCCAGCAGGCGGTTTTTTTAAGCCCGACAATATTCAAATTGTTGATGCTTTGCCTGCGGATGTATTGAAACAAGTTAGGGCTTGGGATTTTGGGGCTACCGAAAATGAGGGCGACTTTACAGTAGGTGTGCGAGAAGCTCTAGGCGCAGATGGTTTTACTTACATTGTCGATGTAACTAGAGGACAGCTTGGACCTGACAATGTGAATAAGCGCTTAGAACAAACAGCAAAAATAGATGGGAAAAAAGTTTCTGTGCGTCTACCACAAGATCCCGGTCAAGCTGGTAAATCGCAAGCTAGTTCATTTGTGAAGCTTCTTGCGGGTTATAGCGTGATAGCTAAGCCAATTTCAGGTGACAAGCTTACACGGGCACAACCATTTGCGGCCCAAGTTAACGTGGGAAATGTACGAATGCTCAAAGGTGAATGGAATAAGGATTTTATTGATGAGCTTCGTCATTTTCCTAACGGTACACATGACGACCAAGTGGATGCAGCTTCAGATGCGTTTAATGAATTACATGAAGGATTTGAAACCTTCTTCGCTGATATGGGATTTGCTCGATGAGTGATGTAACTTTTCAACATGCTGAATATGTTAAGAACTTGCCATACTGGCAAAAACTTGATGATGTTTGTGAAGGTGAAGATGCAGTTAAGGCTAAAGGTGAAAAATATTTGCCGATGCCAAATGCACATGATAAATCACCTGCAAATAAAAGCGCTTATGAGGCTTATCTTACCCGTGCAGTCTTTTATGAAGTAACAGGGACTACATCAAATAGTTTAGTTGGTGCAGCTTTTGCAACCGATCCAAGTTTTAAATTTCCTCCGGAACTTGCTCATTTAGAACGTAATGCAAATGGTGCTGGTTTAAGTACTTATCAATTGGCTCAAAATGGAATTCGCCATTTATTGAAGCATTATCGTTGTGCTTTATATGTAGATTATCCCGATGTGCCACCAGCTCGTAATCTAGCGGAATTTAAAGCGCAAAAAGCCTATCCAATGATTCATTTATTGAATGCCATAGATGTAGTGAATTGGGATTCAGTAATGGTCGATAACCAGAAAAAACTTTGTCTCGTAGTTATCCGTGAATTTAGGTCTGAGCGCGGTGCTGATGGATTTAGTAAAACCGAACAAGAGCAATATCGTGTACTTCGTTTAGAGCAAGAGGGTAATGGGGAATATATTTATTCCGTTCAGGTGTATACAAAGGGTGAAAAGGGTAACTGGGTTGGCGGAGATAAGAAGTTTCCAACAGATTACAACGGGAATTTCTGGACTTATATACCTTTTACATTTGTAGGTGCAATTGATAATTCAGAAGAGATTAAAAAGCCTCCATTACTTCCTTTGGCTAATCTCAATTTAGCCCATTACAGAGACAGTGCGGACTTTCAAGAGTCCGTTTTTTATATGGGGCAACCTCAATACTTTGCAAAGGGTGTTACATGGGAATGGTACGACCAAGCCAAAAAACGTGGCATATACATTGGTGCGAAAGTACTTTTGCCTTTACCTGAAAATGGTGGATTAGGAATTGTTCAAGCCGACCCTAATACTCTTGCCCGGGAAGCGATGAAAGATAAGTGGGAAAAAATGAAGGAGATGGGGGCACGTTTAATCGAGAAGGGTTCTGGAAGCAAAAAGACTGCTACAGAGGCAAATAGTGATGACGCCGTTCAACATTCCGTTCTTTCGCTTTGTGTAGTCAATATGAATGAAGCCTTGTCAGCAGCATTACGATGGGCTGCTAAGTTTGTAACGCCTAATGTGGATGTTCTAACTAAAGATGATTTGATGTTCGAAATCAGTCAGGAATTTAATAAACAAGGGTATCAAGCTGAACTAGCTCGACAATTATATGAGGCAGCTTTACAAGGCCGTTCTTCATTTAAATCTTGGTGGGAATACAACCAAACAGGTATGTTCCCTAAACAAAAATATGAAGAAGAGCTTCAGAATGTTGAAGCAGAGCAAGATGGGACTTTAAATCAAAAGGTAGAGTGAGATGGCAACAGATATCAAAAAACTATTTGAAGCACTCACTCAGCACCAGGCCTATCTTTATCGTGCTTCATCAAAAACGGTAAATGAGTTATTGGCTTTATTCAATGATGATACGAGCAAGATGCTATCTAAGCTTCGGGATTTATTGGATGAGCTTAATGAGTCGGAGAAAGTTGCTTTAGCTGGTGGTAAATATACAACTTCAAATTTAAGGGAAATTAGGGATTTGATTGCCCAATGGTTTGCCAGTGTTAATTTAGCATTACCTGAAGCTTTTGCCGTTTCTGCTACGGCGCTGGCTGTTTATGAGGCCAATTACGTAGCTAAGCTCTATGGAGCAAAAATTAATAAGCCTGATGGGGAAAAACTATTCTTATCCGCTAAAAAAGTTCCGTTGGCAGGTGGCGCTCTTGTCGATGATCTGCTTTCAAGAATTGCTGAAAGTGCCCGTCAAAAGGTTGAGTATGCAATTCGAGATGGTATTAATTCAGGCAAAACTAACCAAGAAATTGTTCAGCGTATTCGTGGTACCAAACGGCTTAACTATGAAGATGGGATCTTAAATGGTACCAAAACTGATATTGAGCGAACGGTAAGAACTGTGCGAAGTCATGTAGCTAATCAAGCCTATCTAAATAGCTTCAACCAAATTGGCTTTGAATATGTCCGATTTGTTAGCGTTTTAGATGGACGAACTTCTAAGCTTTGCGCTTCATTAGATGGTTCAGTGTGGGAAATAAATGATCCGGCAAAGCGAGTGCCGCCGTTACATCCTAACTGTCGCAGTATCTTGGTTCCGGTCGAGAAGGACGGTCAACTTGTTGGCGAACGGCCATTTGTAATGGACGAACGTAGAGTTAAAGACATCCCCAAAGAAGAGCGAAGCCAGTTAATAGGACAGTTAGATGCAAACACCACATTCAAAGAGTTCTTTAAGAAAACAGATGATTTCTTTCAAAGGGAGTGGCTAGGGCCAAAGCGCTTTAAGCTCTATAAAGATGGGAAATTTGATTTTGATAAGTTCTTTGATCCTGAAGGCCGTTTCTATAGCTTAGATGATTTGAGAAAGTTGGATGAAAAAGCTTTTAAAAAGTTGGGTCTGTAATTTTTCTTATGTTATATTTTTTAAAACATCAGAATTTATACAATATGAAAACAATAGCTTTTGTATGTCTAACCCTAATTTCCATCACTTGTTTAGCTGAACCAAGTCAAAAATATCTTAAAGAATATGATCGATTGTCTGAAGCTTTGGAGTCAGCAATGGCAAATGCATATTCTTTTGATCCTGCAACTGGTCAAGTAAAACAGGCTACTCAAGATTTAGAAGCTAAAAATAATTTATGTAGAGCTGCCCAGGCGAAACTAAACCTCACCACGTTTTTAAAAGACAATTTAGAGGAATCTAAAGAGCTTTATAAATCTATTGATGGTGCAGAGACTCTAGATAAAAATTATCTTAGTGGACAACAGCAGGAACAACAAAATCTCGTTTCAAATTTGAAAAAAGACCTTGTTGGAACTGGATTTAACTGTGAGTAATTATCGCCGATGACAGGCAATCCTAAATTCACTTTAGACACAATTTTCACCTATAAAAGCGCCCAAACAGCGCTTTTGTCATTTATGGAGTTTGGCTTATGAGTGAATCAAAAGTTAGGCATTTAGTACTTAAAAGAGTTTCAGATAAATCTTCTCATCTTGCTCTTTGTGACGAGGAAACAGGTATTCCATTAGCTGGATTAACCTCTGTAAAAATGAATTGTAGTATTTTTGAGGGTCCAGCGACTATCACGGCAACATTTGATGTGGGTGGTCCTCAAGGCATCCGCTTATTTGGTGATGAACCTAGATCAGAGGTTTGGAATAAAAAGTAAACGTAGCTAAAGGTACTACAAATGCCTGAAAAGCAAATCAATATGTCAGATGCTCAATATATTCTGAGCACAAAATGAATTCTGGTGCCATTTCTTCAAATTAAGGTTTCAAGCCATGGCAATTTATGGTTTTACTTTTGAAAGATTAAAAGCAATTGCACTCATCAAATAGAACTTAATTTTTAACCATAGCACCTTCGGGTGCTTTTTTTGCGAGAAGAAAATGCCAAGCCCTATTATCCAATATTTCCAATATGAACATTTACCTGAACATTTGCAGCAAGTTAGTAAGCCAATTGGTGATTTAGCTCGGCAAATGGATGAGCAACTTCCTGACGGGCCTGAAAAATCCACAGGATTAAGAAAGCTACTTGAAGCAAAAGATGCATTTGTACGCCAAGCTTTAAGTAAATAATCATTTATAGAAATGAAGCGTCCTAAAGGGCGCTTTTTTATTGCCTGCCGAAAGCGGATGCTAACGGCGAATCCGGGCGGATGCCCATTTTGTATATATAGGTTGGATGACCAATGAAACTTAAAACAGTAACAATCGACGGTAAAGTTTATGCGGAAGTAGACGGTGATAAGCCGATCTATATTCATGATGACGGCAAAGAAATGCCACATGATGCACCACACTCGGTAGCAACAATTGCACGCTTAAACAATGAAGCTAAAACACATCGTGAAGCCAAAGAAGCAGCCGAAAAAGCATTAAAAGCTTTTGAAGGAATTGAAGACCCAGCGGCAGCTAAAAAGGCATTACAAACAATCCAAAATCTCGATGATAAAAAGCTGGTGGATGCCGGTGAAGTTGAGAAAGTTAAAGCTGAAGCTATCAAAGCAGTTGAAGAAAAATATGCTCCGATTGTTGAGCAACGTGATGCTCTTGAGGCCTCATTGCATAAAGAGCTTATCGGCGGTGGTTTTGCTCGTTCTAAGTACATTCAAGACAATATTGCAGTACCTGTGGATATGGTGCAAGCGACCTTTGGTCATCACTTCAAAATCGAAGAGGGCAAGGTGGTTGCATATGATCCGAACGGCGAAAAGATTTATTCACGTGTTCGCCCTGGTGAACTTGCAAATGTTGATGAAGCTTTAGAGTCATTGGTTGGTGGATACCAGCATAAAGACTTAATTCTTAAAGGTGGTAAAGGAACTGGTGGCGGTTTTCAAGGTGGGGGCAAAGGTGGAGCGCCTGCAGGAATGAAACGCAGTGAAATGTCTGTTTCTCAGAAAGCTGACTACATCAAAGAACATGGCAATGATGCCTTCCTAAAACTGCCGAACTAATCATTAAAAATTTGGAGATAAGTCGTTATGACTACAACAGTTAACTCAGACATGATCATCTACAACCAATTGGCACAAACTGCTTATTTAGAGCGTTTGCAAGACAATTTGAATGTATTTAACCAAGCCTCTAATGGTGCAATTGTTTATCGTAATGAGATCATTGAAGGTGATTTCAACAAAGAAGCATTCTACAAAGTGGGCGGTAGCATCAAACATCGTGATGTGAATTCAATCGCCAAAGTAGTGCCTGAGAAAATTGGTTCTGGTGAATCTGTAGGTGTAAAAGTCCCATATAAATATGGCCCTTATGCTTCCACTGAAGAGGCATTCAAACGCCGTGCACGTACACCTGAAGAATTTGCAATGATTCTTGGTTATGATTTAGCAGATGCATTGGTTGCAGGACGTTTACAGTACAGTTTAGCCTCATTAAAAGCAGCTATTTCTAGCAACCCAGATATGGTTGCCAAAGGCAGTATTGCGGTAGATGGCCGTAAAGCACTAACACGTGGTATGCGTAAGTTTGGTGATAAGTTTGGTCGTATTAGTTTGTGGGTGATGAACTCAGATACTTATTTCGATATTGTCGATGATGCAATCACTAAGCAAATTTATGGAGAATCTGAAATCGTTATCTATGGTGGTTTACCAGGTACCTTAGGTAAGCCGGTATTGGTTACAGATGCTGTAGGTGATGATGATGCATTTGGTTTGCAAATGGGTGCGGTTACTGTTACAGAATCACAAGTACCTGGCTTCCGAGCTTATGACATCAATGATGAAGAAAACTTAGGCATTGGAATGCGTGCTGAAGGCGCGTTCAACTTAGATATTCTTGGTTATAGCTGGGATACATCAAAAGGCGAAAACCCTGACCTTACTTTACTTGGTTCAAGTGCCAACTGGAAAAAACATGCTACTAGCAACAAAATGACAGCAGGCACATTGCTTGACTTGTCTGGCACAACAACTGGTTAACTCATAAACATCTCACTATAAGAGGGCTATTAAGCCCTCTTTTTACATTAAAGAGAAATGCATCATGAAGCTAATTTATACACGTATTGCTGCTGCAGCTGCGTTAGAGGTTGGAACTATTGCCAATCCTGATTATTACGAAAATCCGAATCGAAGTGCTAAAGAAGTAATTATTTACGGTGATTACCCGAAAATCCAAAATGATTACGAAGCTTTGGATATTCCAGTTGAAGTTCGCAAATTGGAAGAGCCTGCAAAAACGACTTTGGCCACAGTAAGTACCGTGATTGGAATTACCCCTGAACTGCAAAAAGTTGTTGAAGAAAACACTCAACTTAAACAGAAAATCGAAATCTTGGAACAAGCTAGTGGTGATAGTTCGGAGTTAATTTCTGAAAACTCACGTTTAAAAGATGCTGTACTCCAAGCTGACAATGCTGCTAAAGCGGCTGAAGGAAAGGTAGTAAGCATTCAAGCAGAGTTTGATGCTTTTAAAAATGATGTTGCTGCTATGCAAGCGCGTATTACTGAATTGGAAGCTGGAAATGCTTCAGAAAATCCAGCAACAGAAACGGCAGCTAATGATTTTGAAAACTGGTCAAATGATCAATTAAAAGAGTATTTGGCTAGTAAAAATATTGGTTACAAGCCGTCAGCAACAAAAGCAGAACTTCTTAAATTAATCCCTAAGGAATAATGCAATGAGCTTTATTACTGTAGATGACGCAAATTCAATTTTGGGCAGCGATTTTGCACCAGACAGTGATAAAGCTCGTCTGGTAAAGCTGGCTAATGTATGGATGAAAAACAGAATTGGTTTTGTACCAGATCCAATTGATCCACTTCTTAAAGATGCTGCATGTGAAATTATCAAAGGAATTCTGGCCAAGGTAATTTATAACGGCAAAGACCAGCAGTTGAAGCGTAAGAAAGTTAAAGCTGATTCTGTTGAGTCAGAAAAAGAATATCAAGACGGATCTGAAGCAATCTCTAGCTTTGAACAGATAGCAATTGATTTTATTGATTCACTTGATTTGAAAGATCCAAATGCAAGTTTTAATGGCTTTGGCATACCACTTTACAGGGCATGATATGGGCTTACGTGACGAAATTCAGGCAGATATTGCCGAAGCATTTAATGATGATTTAGCGGACGCCGTTCATACCTTTACATGTGAGCGGATCTCAAAAACAAATTGGGATCCTAAGACTGAAACGTATGTTGAAGTTAAAGAAAACTATTCTGGCCGTGGCGTTCTGTTTGGCTCATACAGTCAATATGAGATTCAAACGCTTGGAGTATTGGCCACTGATAAGAAGGCTACAGTGCTGCAGAATGAAATTACCAAAGAGCCAATGATTGATGATGAGTGGCTAACAGCCTTAGGCTCATTCCGGGTAATTCATATTCAACAGGATCCAGCCTCTACTATTTGGAAATGTCAGTTGAGGAAGGTTTAGATTTATTATCAACTTAATATATACTCCAATTAAAATAAAATGGGGTGTAATTGATGTGCAGAAAGAACAAATAAATGGTCAAATAATTGAGTTAAAACTTTCCGTTCATGATGCTTTAATGGAAAAGGGTTTTAGTCTCACTATCAAACCTGATTACAATTTAACTGAAGCTGAATTTAAAGATTTAAAAAGTCCAGCAAGAAGTTGGGATTTTCTAAGTACAGGGCTTTTTATGTTCGGAATTGGTTTGCTTCTAACTTGTTTGAGTCGCTTCCTAGCTCAGAATTTTTTATCTTCTTCAAAAGTAGAACCCTATGAATGGATATGCGGAATCATTTCCTTAATTCTTGCAGGTATCGCTTGGGGAATAGGTTTAATGGTTTCAAATCCCAAAAAAGAGGTTATGAAAAGAATAGAAGATCATTTTTCTACACATATGCCTTTTCAACAGTTTGTAAGTAAGAGAGATAAATAATGTTTACATTTAATAATTTACCAGACAATTATTTACCTCTTGATAAATTAACTATCTGTAGTAATAAAATAATTGGTGGCGGATTCCCATTTTCATTAGGTGAGGGGTTACCAATTATTATTGGAGGAGGGAATAATCCGAATGTTTGGATTCAAGCAGTAACAAATATTCATACCAAAACTCTTTCATTAATTGTTGAGGAAAATATTTCTAAAGCTAAAGAAATATCAGTAGTTAAACCAACTAATGGTGTTATTGAAGTTTATTATAAAAGCACTTTTAAAATTTTACGTGTAAAAAGCAATGGTGAAAAATCAGCTACAATTTCTCATTTAGATTTAAGACCGATTGGATTAAATATTACGGGAACTCCTTTTCAGTTAAATATTGGTGGATCAAGTTTTTCAAATAATACCGTTAAAGGTACCAATGTTTTTGTTGGGCTTGGATAATTCTAAAAATGATAATTAAACCCGCTTCGGCGGGTTTTTTAATGAATGCAATTTTGGAGTTTAGATGATAAGTATAGATTATATTCCTGAATGGTATATCTCTCCTTTCCAACATGTGCAGTACACGCTTGCTCGAAATCAACTACACATGGATTTGTTATTTGAAGATATGGATAAGGCCGATCAATTTTTGGATATGGGAGCGGATGCGCAAGTTAGTACTTTTTCTGATGGTGCATATGCAATCGTCCAAATTGGTGATACGGCGGATAAAGACCGAATTCAAGTTTATGGATTGCTTTTACATGAAGCTGTTCATATCTGGCAAATAGTAAAACGGCGAATGGGTGAGCGCGAGCCGAGTGTTGAGTTTGAAGCGTATTCGATACAAGCGATCGCTCAAGACCTTTTTGAAATGTTCGAAGCAAGTGAGGTTAAAAAACATGGGGTGGAAGGGAGCAAGGCCGAGCAGCTTTAGTTTTGAAGTTGAGAAACAAGCAGATGAGCATGTAAAAAAAATCACCATGGATACAGTGCAATCACTCGTTGTTTCAAGTCCTGTTGATACAGGTGCTTATCGGGCATCGCATATTGTTTCTGTTGGATCTGGCGATTACGGTGTGCGGGAACCCTCTACAAATGCGGTGCAAGATGCCGCGATTCAAGCTGTTAAATTTAAGCTGGGTAGTTTGATCTATATTCAAAACAACCAGCCATATGCTGAGCGTTTAGAAAACGGTTGGTCCGATCAAGCACCGCAGGGCATTTATAGCACAACGTTTACTTACATTACTCAAAAGTACGGTGGCTAATATGGCAATGACATTAGAGCAAGCTAGACAAGCAATAGTCGACCGTATGATGAGCTTCACAGGAATATCTCAAGACAGAATCCAGTATCCAAATGCACCAGGTTTTACGGTACCAACAAAAGGTGTGTGGTGTCGTTTAACCATTACGGGAGGACCAAGTTTTATTGCTGGACTAGGAAATAAGCCGTGTACACGCCGTACTGGGAATATCTTAATTCAATGTTTTGCCCGTCCTAATACTGGAGACAGGGGAGTAACAGAACTTAGTGATGCTTTGCTGGCACATTTTGAATATTTTTCAGTCGAACATTTAGAATGTTTGAATGGTCAATCAATTTTTGTCGGTCAAGATGCTGACTTCACTCAGTATAATGTGACGATTGGTTATAGGGTGAATTGATATGTCCTGCATGCTGACGCTAGAAGAAATTGAAATTAAAAAACAAGAACTTGAACGTCACTTAGCAGATGTAATGGCTAAGGAGCTAAGTAAATGGCAGTTGTCTAATAAATTATGTATTTCTGATGTAAAAATTCGCCTCGCTAATGTTAATAGCATAAATGGACCAAATTTAAATATTGTTACTGGAGTAGGTGTTGATTTGGATGATTGATATTAAGTTTTAAAGAAGTTACCGCCTGAGGGCGGTTTTTTTACGTCCCTAATTTTATAGCCACCTTCGGGTGGCTTTTTTTATGCCTAACGTCGGAGTATATAGATATGTCGAGTGGTGCACGTCAGATAACACAAATCGCGAAGGAAACCACTGTTGGTACCACACCATCACCCTTCGTACGTACGACCTTTGAATTTACTGAAAATGGCCTTGATGCGACAGTAACAAAGGAAGACTCTAACTCAATCACAAGTGGCCGTATTGCACGTTCATCAATGATTACCGGTGCAGAGTATGCCGGTGAATTAAAATGTGAAGCGAAGTACAGTTCATTAGTTCAAGACTTAATGGCTGCAGCTGCTTTTAATAATTGGTCGTCAAATGTATTAACCTTTGGTGGCACACTTCGTCAAACATTTTCTGTTTTACGTGGCTTTGAAGATGTTAATGACTACCATGTTTTCCGTGGGTGTCATGTAAACACTTTTGGAATTGATATTCCTGAAGCTGGCTTAATTACAATGACTTTCGGCCTTATGGCTCTTGGTCGTACAAACTTTTCTTCAGCACCGGCTGGAACAATTACAGCGGCAGATAACAATCCTAAAATGTCGAATGTCTCTGTAGGTGACATTTTAATTGACGGCGTTTCTCAAGCTGGGATTTCATGCTTGACCGCTTTTACATTTAATTGGGATAACACCATGCAGCTACAACGCTGTTTAGGTGGAGGGATTGATGCACGTGCAATCCTTGAAATGCTTGCTGCAGGTACTGGCTCATTTACCGCAGCTTGGTCACGCAATACATCCGATATGTATGAAAAGCAATTCACTAACAAAACGATTTCATTAAAAGTTCCAATCACTGATACAGATGGGAATAAATATGAAATTTTTATTCCTAAAGCTGAAATTACAGCTCCATTACCTAGTGGTGGTAATTCAGATCTTTTAAATGCTTCATTCGAATATAAAGTCGTAGAAGTAGCACCAACAATTACTCGTACACCAGCAGAAGTTCCTGCGCCTTAAATATTAATCTGATAGCAGCCTTAGGGCTGCTTTTTTTGGAGTTTAAAATGGCTTTAAAAGTAAGCATTCAGACCAGTAAAACAGTTAGCAAATGGCGGGAGTATGTTGATGGCGATGGCAATGTTTTAGCTGAATTTAAGATACGAGGTATCGCATATAAACCATATCAAGTAGCTCTTGAACGAGCAAATAACCAAATCACATCTAAAGGTTATGACGTAAGTAAAGCTAGTAAAGATGACAAGCTTTATCATGAATTGCTTCTCGAAGCTGCTGCATGTCATCTAATAGAAGACTGGAAAGGGGTCATCTTTGAAGAAATGAAAGACGGCGGTGAAGTGGTTGAAACTGAACCTGAGTATTCAACAGAAAATGCGACGAAGCTTCTTAACATGGGCGATATTGGCATTTCAATTTGGCTATACGTAAAGCAAGAAGCTGAAGACATTCAAAAAGAAGCGGATGCGTATAAGGATGAAGTTGTGGGAAAGTCACAGCCCTCTACAACTGGTGCAAGTTCAACTCAGAAGAAGAAGCGAGCGACTACAACGCGAAGCAGACAGCGATCGCAAAAGCCTTAAATCTACAAAATGCTAAGGTCATTGAGAAACCCGAGTATTCATATACCTCAAATGCAATTATCTCTGCGTACAATGTTATTTCGCGATCTAGACGATATGAGCAGGGTATTCCGCTATCTTTGGATATTTCGGCTATCTCCGCATACTGTGAGCACTATGAATTGCCAATAGATAGAGACATCTTTAATGATTGTATTTTTGCTATTGATAATCTCTTTCTAGATGAGTCACAAAAAAAATCAAACAACTCTAAAAAATAACCCTAGAGGTATTTACTAAAAATAACCCTAGAGTTATAATTGCATCATCAAGTTAATAAGGGGACGGTGTGAAAAGTCTGGATTTAATCAAAATGATTGAAGCAGACGGTTGGTATGAGGTTAGGGTTACAGGAAGTCATCATCACTTCAAGCACCCAAACAAAAAGGGATTAGTTACTATCCCGCATCCTAAAAAGGATTTACCAAGCGGAACTGTTAAAAGCATTTTGAAGCAAGCGGGTCTAAAGTGACCCGCTTCAATCAGACTCATATAGTCCTATTTCGCAGTACGATTTTGTACAAGAGGTGAGTGCAATGTTGTATCCAATTGCTATTGAGAGAGGTACAGACACCGAGGCCTTTGGTGTCACCGTTCCAGATATTCCAGGATGTTTTAGCGCAGGCGATACATTAGGCGAAGCTATCGAGAACGTTAAAGAGGCAATTTCTGGCCACTTAGAAATTCTTGCTGAAGATGGAGAAGAAATTCCATTAGCATCGGATGTCAGTAAGTTTATTGACCAAGAAGATTATAGAGGTATGATCTGGGCAGTTACTGAAGTTGATGTCAGCCGTTATTTAGGTAAGCCGGAAAAAATCAATGTAACTTTACCTAGCCGTTTAATTCGGAAGATTGATGATAACGTAGGTAAAGATAAAAGATTTAAAACTCGATCAGCATTTTTGGCCGCTGGTGCTGAAAAGCTATTACATGCTTAATGTAGTGAAGCCACTCAATCGAGTGGCTTTTTAATATCTAAAAAATATATAATATAAACAATTAATTATAAGATTCTAGAATATGTTAGCAAAACTTTTATATACATTGGGGTGCTCTATTTTATTAGTGGTTTTAATTAGCTGCACTAAACAAGTTGAAATACAACCACTCCCTCCTTCAGTTGAAGAGGAATATCTAACTTCAAAACAAGAAATAGATAAGATGCTTGATGCATTAAATAATCATGATGTACCAAATGATGAGAAGCGAGAGATATTGTGTAAGACATATCCTGAAGTCTACAAAAATCACTATATGCCAGCATTACTGAAGCTTTCTCCACATCAATATTCAGAAGAAGTGCTTTTGAGAGATTTTGAGGCTGTGATTAAGTTTTATAAACAAGCTTGGTCTATTAAATGTATCTAATGACTAAATATTAAGAAATTTGAAGGGTAGTTTTTAATTCTTTGAACTGTTAAATTTTACCCATTAATTTTGGTGGATATTTTCATGAGAAAAATATTATTAATAATTTTAAGCTTAATAGTTTCTGCTCAAATTTTTGCAAAAGACAAATACGATCCTGAATGTAAGATTAGTGGCTTTGATAATAGAACCATATGTAGTGTTAAGGAATATGGTGCTTACGTCTATGATAAACCAACAGCTTTAAGCTCGGTTTCATTTGGTGGTGTTTGGACAAGCGCGGACCCAGATAATATTGGATTAACGTTTAGTCTTGGCGACATATCTTCTTTAATAGAAAGTATTTCCTTTAATGTAGATGGTGAAATTCAGAATTTTAAAGTTTCAATTGATTCCACTAAATCAGTGCATATGGGGGGATCATTATGGAAATCTACTGGAGTAGTTATATTACCGAAGATTTACATAGAGAAAATGCTAAAAAGTAAAAATGTAAAATTCAGAATTGTTACGGTATCTAAAGGTTATCGAGAAGGTTCATTTTATTCTGAAAAAGGGCAGGCTAGTGAGCCAGTAAAAACTTTAAATGCTTTGATGAATAAGATTAAAGAATAAGGTGCTTTAGGGATGATTTAGCCTAAAGTATTACAAGTTTAGTTAGATAAAAACCCACTCATTGAGTGGGTTTTTTGTTGCCTGGAGAAAAGTGGTATGGCACAAGAATCTCGTTTAGTAATTGTCATAGATTCAAAAAATGCTGAACGTAATGCGCGTAATTTAGGTAACGAACTCGATAGTATAGAAAGAAAAGGTGAATTCGCATCTAAGTCCATGGATGGCTTGTCGGTAGCAACACGAACACTTGCAGGTTATATGGCTGGCTTAGTTACTGCGGGGGAAGCTGTTTCAAAAATGGATGCTTACACTGGACTTCAAAACCGTCTAAAGCTTGTTACTAAAAACCAAACTGAACTAAATAAAGCAACTGAAGATACTTTCAATATTGCTCAAAAAACTTATTCAGCTTGGGATTCAGTTTTACAGGTTTACCAGCGCTTTAGTGACAATGCTAAAACGTTGAATTTGACTATGGATGACACCGCTCGCTTAACTGAAACTGTCTCCAAAGCAGTAGCGATTAGTGGTGCCAGTGCTCAAGCTGCAGATGCTGCTTTAGTACAGTTTGGACAAGCTTTAGCAAGTGGTACTTTGCGTGGCGAAGAATTAAATTCTGTCATGGAGCAAACACCAGCTTTAGCAAAAGCAATTGCGCAGGGTATGGGTATTACTGTTGGTGAATTGCGTTCCGTTGCGGCTGAAGGGAAAATTACTTCACAAGAAATTGTTAAAGCACTTAAAAATGTTCAGAATGATGTTGATGCATTATTTGCTAAAACAGATGTCACTATTGGGCAGTCATTGACCCTTCTGAATAATCAAATTACAAAATTTGTAGGTGAGGCAGGCAAAGGATCTGGAGCAGCACAAACTTTAGCTGGTGGCATTCAGTTACTTGGCAATAATTTAAATGTCATCATTGATGGTGCAATAGTTGTTGGAATTGGCTTAATAACAAAGTCTATCTTAACTAAAACAGTCGCCGTTCAAGCTAGTATCGTTGCATCTGCTCAACAAAGAGCAGCCAATTTTGCAGAGGCACAATCTCAAGTACAGTTGCTCGGTGTAGAAGCAATGCGAGCAAGACAATCCGCTGCATTAACTCTCACAGAGGTAGGTTTGGCTCGAGCTGAATATAATGCAGCATTGAGTGCAAATGCACGTGCAGCAGCGATTCAAAGACTAACCGCTGCTGAAGTTGCCCATAATATTGCTGTAAAAGAAGCAACCATTGCGACAACAGCTTATTCGGTAGCTCAATCTCGATTAACTACAGTAGCCACTTTAGGTAGTAGAGCTTTAGGTCTAGTGGGTGGACCGATAGGTGCAATTACACTTGGAATTACGGCTTTGGCGGCTGGCTATATGTATTTCCAAGATAAGGCTGCAAAAGCTACCCAGAAACTTGAAGAACAGGCAAAAGTTGCTGAAAGAACAGATGAAGCTTTAAAAAAATTATCTGGCAATGATAAGGCAAAAGCCGTTAATGATTTAACTACAGCGTTCAAGGCTCAAAATGAAGCACTACAAAAATCCTCATTCGCGGTTGGTGCAGCTTTAATTGATATCGAAAACTATGCACGAGGAAATAAAGAGGTTGAAAAGATTTCACAAGATGCAAGAACTGGAACAATCAGTTATTCGGAAGCCATTGAACGTTTAAATAAAATTAAACTGCCTACCGATCTGTATGAAAATCTTAAAAAGCAAGCTGCCCAATATGATGAAAACTCATCTAAAGCAAGTTTGTCTGCAGAAAAGCTCAAAATATTCGGTGTTGAAGTTAGTCTTGCTGGCAATAAGGCACAAAATGCAGCAGTACAAGTAAAGAGTAATACGGATGAGCTACATGGTAATGCTAACGCAGCCGATCGTGCAGCTAAAGCGCAAAAAGGTTATTTCGAAAGTCTTCGTTCAGAAGTACTTAAATCGAATGAAGAGCTGGCGTTATTAAATCTTGGCTACAGTGAAGAAACTGTTAAAAAGATTATTGAACTTCAAAAGGCAAAACAAGCCGTTGCTCCTCCAGGTACTACTGCAATTGTAACCAAAGAGGAGATGGATTTAGTTGCACAAGCTCAAAAGGCCCTCGATGTACTGAAAGACAAAAAGGATGAGCTAACTGCTGCTGAGCGAAAACATACGAGTGAACTTGAGAAACAACAAAAAGTTTTACAAGTGAATGAGAAAGTTAAAGCTAATGCGGCTAAATATAATTTTGCCGATATTGAAGCTAAATATAACTTGCCAGCTGGCACCTTATCTGCAATCCATATGATTGAGTCACGTGGTAATGCCAGAGCTTACAACAAGTCTACAGGCGCAACAGGTGGGTTCCAGTTTCTAGAGGGTACAGCAAAGCAATATGGAGTAAAAGACCGTTATGACTTAGCTCAGTCTGCTGAAGGTGCAGGTAAGTACATGTCGTACCTTTTAAAACTTTTCAAGGGAGATTTAGAAAAAGCTGTCAGAGCCTACCACGCAGGCGAAGGCAATGTCCAAAAGGGTAAAGGTATTGGTAAAAATAATAACCAGTACTGGAAAGATTACCAAGGCTATATGGCAGGCGTTAATGGTTATACAGCGGGAGATATATCTTCGAAAGATTTTGATAAATTACTTCAGGACAACACCAAGCTAGCTGAAGAACAAGCTAAGTTACGTCTTCAGCTTGAAAATGAAGTTGCCAATCAAGTTACTAAGATCCGAAATGATCTTGCTAAAAAACTTGAAGATGTTGATAAAGCTAATTTTAGTCCTGAGCGTAAAGAGCAAATTAAGGCTGAGCTACGAGCTCGTGCAGATAATGATATTGCAATTGCAGAGCAAGCCACAAAGTCTAAGCTAGATTCTTACCGTGACTTTTTAAAAACAGAAGAACAGCTTTTAACAGACAGTTTTGCAAAACGTCAGTTTGAAGCTGCTCATGATCTAGAATTAACAAAGGAACAAAGAAAAGCGGCAGTAGATTTACTTGCAAAACAACTGCAACAAGAATTAGCACTAATTCAGATAGCTCGAGAGCAACGTTTATTTCAGGCCAGACAGTTCTTGTATTCAGAAGTTGATGCTATTAAGGAAAGGTATCGTATTGAACGGGAACAGATTGCATTAACTACTAAAGATGAGGAAGAGCGACGGGAACGTCTATCTTTATCTAAGGCGCAAGAACGTCTAGAGATTCTAGATAAGGCTTTTCAATCTAGTAAAAATTGGGATCAGACTAAAGCTGATATGACGGGTAATAGTCAACAATACCAGCTAAACCAATCACGTACTGATCGGAGGGCTCAATCTTTAAATTTAGCAAATACTCAAGTAGCTGCACTCGATATTCAAGCTAAAGATCCAAATGCAGATATGGTGGCTCTGAATGCACAACGTGAACAAATCATGAAAGAACACTTTGAGCGATTGAAATTGATTGAATCTACTTATCAAAATGATTCAATGAATCTCCAGTTGGGTTATGGAGCTAGTGTCACAGGGGCATTGGCTGGCATGTTTAAAAATATGCTTGGTGAGTCATCAAGTGCATACCGCATTCTTTATGAAAGTCAGCGGGCATTCGCATTGGCGCAGGCTGGAATGAACATGTGGAAAGCTGCTTCAGATGCTTACGCAAATGAGCCAGGTACTTGGTACCAAAAAGCGGCAGCAGCAGCGATCGCGACAATTAAATCAGCTACATTTGTATCTCTCATCCAAGCTGCAACCCCGCAAGGATTTGCGGATGGCGGTTATACCGGTAATGGTCTTAAACACACTCCAGCAGGGATTGTGCATAAAGGCGAAGTCGTATGGTCGCAAGAAGATATCAAACGCTGGGGTGGTGTTAGCGTTGTTGAAAGCATGCGTCAAAGTAAACCAAGTGGTTATGCAAATGGAGGTTATGTTTCTAATAATACTAGTGAAGCTATAGCAACACGACGGGAGGCACGACAATTTGATGCGATTAATTCAAATCAAACACAAAGCAGTTCGAGTCAAGTTCCAATCAATGTTTATGTAACAGTTAATCCGGATGGATCAAGCAAAACTGATACCCAAAATGACTCTAAGCAGCTTGGGCAATTGATCGGCAATGCGGTAAGAACGATTATCCGGCAAGAGCAGCGACAAGGCGGTTTATTGGCTAAATAGTGCCATAAATGGAAAATTATTAATTAATTGATTTTTCTATTTAAAGTGAGTTAAAAGTTAGTTCCCATTAACCAATAAGGAGGAGATATGGGAACTGATGTTAACCCAGTGGCATGGGAAAACGCTGAAATTACTGCTTACGCATTAATTAGGAACCCTAATAGTAAAAACTTACTGGATTATTATCTAGAGTTTGGTTCGTATTTAGATAAAAAACATGGTGAATTCTCTGTTAGTAGCGGAGAAAAACCGGTATTTAGGTTAGGAGATAGGTCATTTATTCTAAATGATTTAAATCAACCGTATTTAGAATCTCTAACTAGAATTCTTTACGAACTTTTCTACAAACACCAATTCTAAGTGTTTATAGAAACAAAACCCCGCTCTTGGCGGGGTTTTGTTTTATAAGGAGGAAATATGAAAGCAATTCAATTTAAGAAAACAGGCCAATACACCGGTAATCATGATGAAGTAACACGTTTACTGGGCGGCACAGTAACCTATGTTGGTCAACGTGGAAGAGAGGCAAATAAGACTTATGAACGAGATGGGGAAACTTTCCCTATCCAATTCGATAATTGGCTTGTAGATATTGATGGTGTAATTTTTGTTTTGAGCGAAAAGCAATATGAAGCTCTTAAATCGGTGGCTCATAAGCATATAGGGTTAGGTGAGGCGATTGCGCGGCATGTCAATGAGTACTTAAGTCAACAACAGCGACAAGGCGGTTTATTATCAAAGTAACCCACTCGAATGAGTGGGTTTTTCATTTTGTGTTTTAGCCCATTCGCCCAGGATATCCAAGGGGGAAATTTAAGAGCGAGAAAAACAGAACAATATAATAGGGGCTTTTTTAGCACCTTTTATATTTTTACGTACAAAAAACCCTCGATGGCAGTCGAGGGTTTTTGTTTTCCAGCACTCGCCTAAGCAAATAGGAAAAAGTATCTATGCATGAAATTATAGCAATAGTTCTGCAAAAAGTAGAGGTAATTATGAAAGAACATGGTTTCTGGAAAGTAACAGGATCTATTTTGATAGGAATTTTAATCTGGCAGTTTTCAAACATACTTAATGCTACCGCAAAGTTGATTGAGGTTTTTCAATGAACGAAAAATACACTTTATGGGATGTATTTAAATCATCACTCATGATCTCCATCCCAATATTCTTGTGGAAATTACCCGAAATCATTGCTGCAATTAAAGCTTAAAACCGACCCAAAATGAGGTCGGTTTTTTATGGATTCAATTTATGAGCGACCTTAAATTCACATTTGAATGTGACTTAGATGGCAATAGTAATACCCAGCGCTTTAATACGTTATCAAGCAAATTTGGTGACGGTTATGAGCAGAATACTTCAATTGGTATCAATAACCGATCTGGTGAATGGACTTATCAAAGAACAGCTTATAAAGCGGAAATTATGCAAATCAAAGCATTCTTTGATGACCATAAAGGAGCTGACTCGTTTCTTTGGGATTCGCCTTTAGATGGTGAGGTTCGAGTTAAAACAGGTGAGTATCAGCCACGTTGTTTAGGTGGTGATATTTGGCAAATCTCAACGACATTCACCCAAGTTTTTTACCCTTAATTTAAATCTCTTCAAAGTCCCTTTTTAGGGGCTTTTTTTATGCGAGTAAGAAAATGACGATTCAAACAGTAAATCTTGGAACGGCACCGACTGGCGCAGGTGGTGATACTTTCCGTTCAACTGGCGCAAAAATTAATGAAAACTTTACAAATAACACTCATGCAGCTAGTCGTTATGTTGGTACAGCTACAGGCAATGTGATGGAGGTTGGTGCTTTTGGAGTTGGAAAGTCAATTCTATTAGGTAGTCAAAAATTATCAACATTGAGGGGAAATGGTAATGCCTTTTATTGGCAAAATAATGGTAATAATATTTCAAGTGCTGGAGACTATCCTGACGACAATTCTCAGGCAATTATTAATTTAGATCTTAACGACTCAACTGATGCTTGTGCGCAATTAAGCATAACGCATAACTCCGATTTTTATGTCAGGTCTGTAAACTGGAATGTAAATACGTTTCAGCCGTGGCGTAAAATCTTGTCATCAAAAAATACAACTGTGGATGCAAATGGTTTCATTAAGTCAGCATCACCCGTTGTTAAATTGTTTGCAGATAAAATTGAACCTAACGATGAAGCTGCTGAGCAACCCCTCTCTTTTGAGAAATTAGGCATTGGTCATTGCTTAATTAAAGGTTCATCGGGATTTGCAAAAGATGGCTGGTGGATTGAAATTCCGACCGACACTCACGGCAATAAAATTTGTGCAGTTGAATATCAAACTTTAGAAAACGGTGATCTTGAAATTAAGACCTTCAAGAAAAAGCTAAATGATGAAGGCGATATTGTTGCGAATCTCGATGCACCAATCGATATTCCAAACAACGCCAATGGCGAACCGCGCTGGATCGATATTCGTTTAAATGAGATTAAGAAACCAGTTGTAATTAAAACAGCGCGTACTGAAAAGCAACCAAGGATGGTCCAGCAGATTAAATATGCTCCGCAGCTGACTTATATCACTAAATACGAAGATTTATTTGATGATGAAGGAAAAGCTGTAATTGTGGATGGCAAGAACTATAAAAAGCCGGTAACCCACATTCAAACTGATCAAAACGGTACGCCTATTTTGTCGAATCAACCGGTCATTAATGAAAATGGTGAGCCAGTTTTTGAATGGGTTCAAGCTATTGATGGTGAAGGAAATCCTATTTTTGATGATGTGCCAGTCTTAGACAAAGATGGAAATCCAATATATGACGAGGTAATTCATGAGTCTGAATAGTGATTTCCAGAAACTATATGTAGATGGATTAATCCATTTGTATGAACTAGATGCCAGCAGCTTAGGTGCTGGCATCTTGCGTTTTCACGGGCATATTTCTTTTCAAGACTGGGAGAAAATCTACTCTTCAATTGGTTCCGAAGGTTTAATTGGTGCCGACTCTGGCAGCATTGGAAAGATTTTTGATACTGGTGATCAGAAAGTATGGAACCGAAATATTATCTGGCAGGGTCAAGTTTTTGAGCCTATGGCACTTGAGGTGTCTGGTCTTGAAATGCGTTCAGATGGTAAAGCTTCAGCGCCAACTTTAAGCATGGCCAACAATATCAACGGCATTCAAAATGCTGTGTCTGCTTACTGTTTGCAGTTTAAAGACTTTGCTGGTGCAAAACTTAAAGTCATTACCACCCTTGCTAAATACTTAGATGCTGAAAACTTTACAGAAGGCAATCCAACTGCTTCGAATGAAGCTAAAGAACAAATCTGGTACATCGAGCAAAAGACATCTGAAAATGCCCAGCAAGTGACTTTTGAGCTTTCAAACCCAATTGATTTTGAAGGTTTGAAAATTCCTGTACGTCAAATTACTTCACTTTGTCATTGGTGCATGATGGGGAAGTATCGCGGCGAAGAGTGTGGTTATATGGGCGCGGCTATGTTCACAGAAAAAGGTGAGCCAACAGATGATCCATCTCAGGACAAATGTGGGGGAAGGTTAAGAGATTGTCGTTTACACCATGGTGAAAATAAGCCATTGCCGTTCGGCGGTTTTCCAGCTTCAAGCTTATTGTGAGGTCTTATGAAACTTACGGCAAAAATTAAAAAAGCAATCATGGCACATGCGGATGAATGTTATCCACAAGAATGCTGCGGCGTGATAGTTGGTAAAGAATATATTCATTGTCGCAATATTTCTAAAAACTCTGATCAATTCGAAATCCATCCAGAAGATTTAGCTATAGCAGAAGACCAGGGCGAGATATTAGCGTATGTGCATTCACACCCTGACGGAACTACAAGAGCCTCAGAACTAGACTTAATTCAAATTGAATTACATCAAAAGCCGTGGGTAATTTGTTCATATCCGGATCTGGATTTTCAAGTTTATGAACCTTGTGGTTATCGTGCTCCATTGGTTGGAAGAAACTATATTCACCATTATCAGGATTGTTATGCATTGGTTCGTGATTTTTATAGTCGTGAATTGGGTGTAGAGCTGATGGATTTCGAGCGTAAAGATGCATGGTGGGAAGATAAAGATCATCCTTCTCTTTACCTTGAAAATTATGAAAAAGCGGGTTTCTATGAAGTTGATACACCGCAGTATGGCGATATGCTTGTTTGTCGTGTTGGGCGTACTGAACATCCCAATCATGCGGTTGTTTGGCTAGGAGGTAATGGAGTTTTAAAATCTGAACAAACTGAAACTTGTATCGGATCTACTCTAATTTTACATCATCCATATAACAGAAAGTCAGTACGTGAAATTTATGGCCAACAGTGGAAAGATCGCACGGTAAAAATTTTGAGGCATAGAGATGTTAAAAACAATTAAGTTGTACGGCATCTTGGGGCAAAAATTCGGTCGTGAATTTAAGCTTGATGTCGCAAATACACGTGAAGCCATGCGTGCGTTATCTGTTCAGATCGCTGGCTTTGAGCATTTTATGTTGCATGCACATGAGCAGGGCCTACGCTTTGCCGTGTTTTTAAAAAGAAAGAACTCAAGTAATAAACGAGGCAAGAAACGCCCAGCCATTTACGATCATGAAACTAAGCGCCTAATCACTGGTGACAATATCGGTGAAGAGCAGCTAGACATGAATACTGAAGCAGACACTATTCATATCGTCCCGCGTGTAATGGGGGCTGGTGGCAATAATGGGATTTTGCAACTTGTACTTGGTGCGATTCTGATAGCTGCTTCATTTATACCAGGTATTGGTCAGGCTGCTCAGGTTGCATTGATAGGTGCAGGTGCTGGCATGGCTATGGGAGGGGTTGCATCAATGCTCATGCCAAAAATTGATAATACTCAAGACCAAAACCAAGATGGCAACCGTGCCAACAAAGGCTTTGGCGGTGCAGTTACCACCGTTGCTCAGGGCAACCCGGTACCAATTTTATATGGCCAACGTGAAATTGGTGGCTTCATTATCAGTGCTGGTCAATATCCTGAAGATCAGATGTAATTTTTAATTATTTAACAGGCGCTTTCTAGCGCCTTTTTTATTGCGTGAGATTTCTTATGAATGCAGTAGTAGGCGCAAAAAAAGGCAGTAAAAAACAACGGCAACCTGTCATTTCACCAGATTCTGCTCAATCGAAAACCTTTATCAAGGTTCTATATGGTTTAGCTGAGGGCGAGATTGAAGGTTTAGCTAATGGGCTTCAGTCAATTTATTTAGAAGAAACTCCACTTCAGAATGCAGATGGAAGCCTTAACTTTGAAAATGTAAAAGTTGATTTTAGAAATGGTACTAATGATCAGGAATACATTGAGGGTTTTCCTGCAGTAGAAAGTGAAACTGCCATCGATGTGGAGTTAAAGTCTGAAACGCCATGGGTTCGAGCTTTTAGTAATCTTGATCTCGATGCAGTACGCCTGCGCTTAAAGTGGGGTCCTTTGCGTACTCAGAATGCTACAAATGGTGATGTATCAGGCGTAACGATCGAATACGCTATCGATTTACAGACAGATGGAGGTGTCTGGACTGAAGTACTAAAAACCAAGATTTCAGATAAGACTTCTGCAAATTACGAGCGAGCACACCGCATTGATTTGCCTCGTGCAGACTCTGGCTGGCTTGTTCGTGTTCGTAGACTTACACCCAATACAACTTCTGAATATATCAGCGACAAGATGTATATTGCAGCTGTAACAGAAGTGATCGATGCGAAATTACGCTATCCAAATACAGCATTATTGGGTCTTCAGTATGATGCTGAGACCTTTGGAAACGTTGCTAAAGTTGCAATGGATGCGAAGGGGAGAATCCTAAAAGTCCCTACAAATTATAATCCGGTTACACGACAGTATGTTGGAATGTGGGATGGCACGTTTAAAGAGGCTTATTCCAATAACCCGGCATGGATCTATTACGACATCTGTACAGTTGATCGCTATGCGCTGGGTGACCGCTTAACCCCGCTAATGGTTGATAAGTGGTCTTTATATCGTTTAGCTCAATATTGTGATGAGTTAGTACCGGATGGTCTAGGGGGGCAGGAACCACGCTTTACTTGTAATGTTTATCTTCAGAGTGCCGAAGGTGCCTTTGAAATTTTAACGAAATTAGCTGGTGTATTCCGTGCTATCACATTTTGGGATGGTAATAGCATTATTTGTGATGCGGATATTCCCCAAGATACTTACTTCACTTATACACGTGCCAATGTCATTGATGGCAATTTTGAGTATGCAGGTACTCGTGCACGTGATCGCCACAATGTTGTAAAAGTAGCTTGGGATAACCCAGCCAATCACTACAAAACCGAATATGAGTTTGTTCGCGATGAAAAGGCGATTGCTGAGGCCGGCCAAGTTCGTATTTTGGAAATTGATGCTTGGGGATGCACTTCGCGTGGACAAGCGCAGAGAGCAGGCTGGTGGGCATTAAAGTCTGAGCAACTTGAAACACGTACTGTGTCTTTCAAGGTTGGTCTGGACGGTTATATACCTTTGCCGGGGAAAGTGATTGAAGTTGCTGATCCTTTATTTGCAGGTCGTGCAAATGGTGGTCGTGTATCGGCTATTTCAGCAGATCGTAAAAGCATTACGCTTGACCGTGATGATGTGGTCGCAGTTGCCGGCGACAGGCTGATTATTAATGGCGAGGATGGCAAAGCTCAAACTCGTATTGTTCAATCTATCTCGGGTCGAGTGGTAACTGTTACTCATGAGTTTGATGCTATTGCCGCTCAAAATGTATGGGTTATAGATGCCCAAGATTTAGCAACAATGAAGTTTCGAGTGATCTCGATTACTCAAGACGAAAGTCATCAATTTTCAGTTACTGCACTTCAATATAATCCAGCCAAGTTCGATGCCATTGACAAGGGTGCTTATTTTGATGAGGTTCCGATTTCGATTGTGAACCCAACAATTCAGGATCCTGTAACTGATGTCGTAATTACTAGTGAAAGCCGTATTGATCAGGGTATCAATGTGGCGACAATGATTGTGTCCTGGTCGCAGGCTAAAGGAGCCGTAAAGTATCAGGTTGAGTGGAGGAAAGATGATGGGAGTTGGATTAAGCTTCCAATGACCGGCAATAACTCAGTCGAAGTACCAGGTATTTATGCGGGTCAATATCAAGCACGAGTAACAGCGATTTCAGCATTTGATATAGCTTCTTTACCAGTTTATTCAACTTTGACTGAACTCTCTGGAAAGCAAGGTTTACCTCCAAAATTGGCATTTATCCAAGCAACAGGAATTTTGTTCGGTATAAAACTTGATTGGGGCTTTCCATCAACTGGTGCGCTTGATACTGCTTATACAGAAATCCAAGTTTCGCCAGATGGTAAAAGCAACATTGCTCAATTGGGCTTATTCGCTTATCCAACATCGACTCATACGATTCAAGGCTTACAGCCAAATCTTACGCAATTTTATCGGGGGCGTTTGATTGATAGGATTGGAAATATAGGGCCATGGTCGGATTGGACTCATGCGACGACTTCTGCCGATGCAACAGATGTTCTTGAGCTCTTGAATGATCAAATCAGTGAATCTCAACTCAATCAGGATCTTAAAACCAAGATTGATCATATTGAGACTATTGATGCTGAAATTGGACCAATTAAGCAAGATATTCAAAATACGAAAGATCGAATTGCACAAGAAGTCATTGATCGACAAAACGCTATTCAGCAAGCCAAAGATGGTTTATCACAGCAAATTATTGATGGTGATGAAGGTGTTCTTGAAGTTGTAAATACTGTTAAACAGTCAAGTGAAGATGGTATTGCAGCAGTTCAGCAAGACATTCAAGTTGTTGCGAACGATCTTTCACTTGTAGCAGAAAAAACGGACGGTGTTTATGCACAGTTAAACCCACCTTTAATTGGTTCTGAATCAGATTTAATTGGAAATGATCAAGGTTTTGCTGGCACATGGTCTATCCAATCGGCAATGATTGAAGGGGGCTTGGCACTTAGTAAGCGCATTGATACGACAGTTGTTGAAGTTAATGATTTACGTGCTTACGCACAACGAGAAGTTGAAGCGCGAATTGAAGGCGATAAAGTAACAGTTCAAAAGATTGATACGTATATCGCAAGTAATGACAGTGCTCTTGCAACTGTACGCCAATCTGCACAAGTTGCAGTTGAGCAGTCAGCTGCAAATGCTGAAGCAATTGATTCAATTAATCTTGAGCTTGACGATAAAGCTTCAACGGGACAATTGACGCAAGTTAAGGCGGATATTAAGAATGTTGATGACAAAGTTAATGCCCAAACGATCAAACTTGATGGTGTCTATGCTCAAATTAACCCACCATTAATCGGTTCAGAATCCGATCTAATCGGTAATGAAGGTGGTTATGCGGGTGTCTGGTCAGAGCAATCTGCTCGTATCGAAGGTGATTTGGCCCAAGCTAAACTTACTGAACAGCTTTCTGCTCAGATGAATGAGAACAATGCCGTATTCAAGCGCCAGCTCGAGGCAAATTCAAGTGCTATTTCTTCAACGATTAAAGTAACGGAAACGTTGCAAACTAAAGTCGGTGAGAATAGTGCGTCTATTCAAAATGTCAGTGAAAGTGTAGATGGCATCTATGCTCAGCAGTTTACTAAGTTCGATGTAAATGGCCATGTTTCTGGTCATGGATCAATGAACGATGGTACGACTTCAACTTTCATATTCAATTATGATGCAATTCAGTTTGGTACGCCTGTCGGTGTTGATGGTGTAGAACCTAAACCATTAATGACCCTGCAAAACACTCCGGTTACTTTGCCAAACGGTACTGTTATTCCGCGTGGTTTGTATGTCGACAATGGTAGTTTTGGGTATATCAATGCGGATCGAATTTGGGCTGATAGCTTAAGTGCTATTAGCGCTGATTTAGGTGATATTGAAGTTGATAATGCTCACATTAAAAACGGAGCAATAGACACTTTAAAAATCCAAGATGAAGCCGTTACTGTCCCTTCCGGGGTAATTAATCAAACAGAGCGTAAATTTTATTTCGCTGTTTCTAATTCAATGGCAGGTTCAGTTGGTTATACACAAGATTTAGTTACTCTTAATGTGCAAACGCAAGGAGGTAAACTAAGGATTGATGGATCGTTTGTGTTTGACTGTAAGGTCAGGATCACACAATATCCATCCTCCTACGACATTTTGAAATGTGTGACGCTAGCTTGTCGGGTATTAGTAAATGGTACTGTTGCGTACACTCAGGAAATATACCCAACATTTTATGATGGGAGTAGTACAATCCGGTTTATTGGAGTTACTGCGACACCCGTTTATATCCTACCTGCTTCCACTGGTACAAAAACAATAGTGCTTCAGTTGGCCTATATCACAAAATACTCAAATATTTATTATGGTTCATTTGTACCTCAAGGTGGCTTTGCTGATACTCCTTCAATAATCAATATGTCATCTTTATCAACATTGGAGCTTAAAAAATGACAGTATTAGTTTCAAAATATGGTGAAGTTATAGGGCATATATTTGGTAATGATGAGATGATCAAGCTAAATACACCTGAGGGATGTATAGCTTTAGATGATCCTCCTTTTCCAAATATGTTTTTTCAAAAAGGGAAGTGGGTGAGTATTCCCACTCAACCTTCGCCATATCATATCTTCGATTATGAAACAAAGAAGTGGGTGGACAACCGATCTTTAGAAGATGTGAAAAAGCATAAATGGGAGCATATTAAACAGCAACGTGATCAGTTTGAGTATGGTGGTTTTGAGTTTGATGGCGGTATTTATGATTCAGACCAAGTATCTCAAGGCCGTATCATGGGCGCTGCTGTTGCAGGTGTAGATCAAATTTGGACTTTGGCTGATAACACAACAATTGATTTAAGCGCATCACAGTTGCAGCAACTCTATGCCGCATTGCAAGCGCATATTGCAAACGCTCATGAACGTGGGCGTATTGCACGACAGAAAATTGAAACTGCTTTGACATATGAAGAAATTGAAGCAGTAAATTTTTAATTTAGAAATTTCTTAGATAGCACCCAATACGGGTGCTTTTTTATTGCCCAAATTATGGAGAAACAAAATGTCTGAAACTCAGTCTGCATTCGGGGTTGGTGCAGCAACAATAACACAAAAAGTAACAGCAACTACTGGTGTGGGGTCATTTATCGGATTTATAGCCAAAATTGATGTTATTGCATGGGGTGGTTTATTTATTGCAGCGCTAGGTCTGATTATTCAAATCTATTTTGCAATAGCCCGTAATCGCCGTGAGAGAGTCGAGCATAAATTAAGAAAGGCTGAGTATGAACTTCGGATCGAAAAGCTAAAAGGTGACTGTAATGTCAAACAAGACTAAATATGTCGCCGCATTCTTAGCAGCTTCGGCTGCTTTTTTTGTGGGCGTAAAAAACGATGAAGGGTTTACATCAAAGCCAGTAATTCCTGTTAAAGGTGATCGGCCAACACAGGGCTATGGTTCAACATTCAAGCCAGATGGCTCACCAGTAAAAATGACGGATCCACCAATTACACGAGCAACAGCAGACAAGTGGTTGCGAAATGATGTGGCCAAGCGTGAAGTGGCATTTAAAAATTCATTGAAGGGCGTGAAATTATCACAAACTGAATATGACCTTTACTTGGATTTTTCATATCAGTACGGGGTACCAACATTCGCAAAATCATCAATGCTTAAACACTTAAAACTAGGTAAATACAGAGCAGCATGTGACTCATTACTTAAGTATAAGTACGTTGCAAAGCGTGATTGTTCAATTCGTTCTAATGGTTGTTATGGAGTTTGGACCAGACAGCTTGAAAGACATGCAAAATGTATAGGAGCGCAGTGATGTGGATTGTATTTGCTGCTAAATATTGGCGAGAAATCATTATTGTTTTTCTCGCTTTTTTATTGGCCATATCTTTGGCCGTGCTTAATCACAGGACTGGTCAGCTAAAAGAAGCTGAACAAAAGTGTCAATCGCAGATCCAAGAGATTGAGCGCAAGAATTTGAAAGCTCTTGCCGAAAAGCAAAATCAGATCAATAAAGTGAGCGCAGACTATGAAAAAGTCAAAGCAGAGCAAAACACCAAAGTCGAATATATTGAGCGTGAAGTGCAAAAGATCGTGGAGCGTCCTGTTTATAAGTCTAGCTGTGTTGACGATGCTGGGGTGCAGCAACTCAATGACCTTATCAAAGCCGGCAATACCAGCTAACCTATTGCAACCATGCCCAGATCTGAACGAATTGGCAGGCACAACTGGCAAAGACTGGATGATCTGGGCTGTGCCTACAGTAGCAAGATATAATGACTGCAAAGCAAGACACGGTGCGCTTGTGAAGACTCTTGAGTAATGACTTTTTAGTGTGCAATTATTTGCTCAATAATCTGGATAATTGCACATTTTGAGCAAAATTATTCTCAACTGTATTCTCTCGAGGTTTTTCATGCAGCAATTAATGATTATGGTCACAGAAGTTGGAAAGCTTGAGCATTCGTGTAATTTGCTTGCTGAGGTAAACAAAGGCGGTAAAGTTTTAAAGGTTTTCGACTACAACGGCAATCAATTACCAATAAACATTGATGGAACCGTGACATTTAATAGACGCCGTTGGGAGCTTCCCATTAAAGTAGATTTAAAATAAATTTTAATAGGTTTTAAAATTAATAGAAATCTTAAAGTGTAGTTTTTAAAACCGAGTGCAACAAGATTGCAACATCATGTTTTAACTATTTGATTTATATAAAAGATAAACGCACCATTTGGTGCGTTTTCTCGTC